CGCTTGACCTGGACCAGCGGCGCGAACACCGGGCTCAAGATGGAAGTGAAGTCTCACGGCGTTGCAGGAGCGGCCGTGACCGTCGAGCTCTGGCAGGATATGCCGGAGACGCTATCGGCCGGCGACACCTTCATCATCACGTCCGGCTGCGACAAGAGCTTCGCCACTTGCAAGACGAAGTTTTCGAACGGTGCGAATTTCCGAGGCTTTCCTTATATGCCCGGCAACGATGCGGTCATCTCGTATCCGAGCTCGGGGGACGGCAATCTCGATGGCGGCAGCCGCTATGGCAACTGAGCGTGCCGCCGAAATCGTCGCAGCCGCGCGCAGCTGGCTTGGCACGCCCTATCATCACCAGGCAAGCCTCATAGGTGTTGGCACGGACTGCTTGGGTCTGCTGCGCGGCGTGTGGCGCGAAGTGATGGGTCCCGAGCCGGAGGTCCCGGACGCCTATTCCTGGGATTGGGCTGAAGCCAGCGGCTGCGAGACCCTGCGCGACGCGGCGGCGCGCCATCTGACCGCTCTCCCGCTCGACGCCTGGGGCGCAGGCGACGTTCTGCTGTTTCGCATGGCGCGCACGGCGCCCGCCAAACATTGCGGCATCGCGACCGGCGCTGCGGCCATGGTCCATGCCTGGGCCGGGCGGACCGTGACGGAAGCGCCGCTTGGCGTCTATTGGACGCGGCGCCTGGCTTACGCCTTCCGGTTTCCCGAGAGCTAGCGCCCGGGCCGGCCATTCTTTCCCATCGTGGCCATGGTTTTGCGCAGGCTCGCGAGAGCCTTTTCCGCATCGCTCACCGCTTGCAGGAACTGCTGGTGCTTGAAGCGCACTTCGGCATGGCAACCCGGACAGACGAAGGAATCGTTCTTCTGCAGCCACTCGACCGCCTTCGGTGTCTTGCGGCCGCATTTCGCGCACGGAATGGGGATGGTCGTTTCGCCGCCCGTCAACATCATGTCCGGTCCTCCATGGCTTTGAGGCGTGTGCATCTTAAGCCCGTCCGGGCCGGGCGTCATCCGGCTTCCTTACGGAGCGTGCAGTAATGGCCTCGCTCGTGCTGGGTGTCGTGGGCTCCGCGATCGGTGGCTCGATCGGCGGCACCTTTCTGGGTCTCACGGCCGCGCAGATAGGTGGATTCGTCGGCGCGACCATCGGGAGCCGCATCGACCATGCGCTGTTCTCGTCCCATCAGACGGTGCAGCGCGAAGGCCCACGCCTCTCCGACATCAATCTCACCACGTCGACGGAAGGCACAGGCATTCCGCGGCTATGGGGCCGCGCACGAGTCGGCGGCGAACTCCTCTGGGCCACGCGCTTCAAAGAAACCGTCACGACGGCGAGTCAGACATCCGGCGGCGGCAAGGGCGGCGGCGGAGGCTCGACGGTCGAGACGACGACCTACAGCTATTCAATCTCGTTTGCCGTCGGGCTTTCGGAAGGCGTCATGACGCGGCTAGGCCGCGTGTGGGCCGACGGCAAACCGCTCGATCTCGCCAATTACACCACCCGGTTCTATGCGGGCGACGAAAGTCAGGTCGCCGATCCCTTGATCGAGGCGATCGAAGGCGCGGGAAATACGCCGGCTTATCGCGGGCTCGCCTATATCGTCTTCGAGGACTTTCCGCTGGCGGCGTTCGGCAACCGCATCCCGCAACTGCAGTTCGAGATTTGGCGTTCGCTCGCCGCCTCCGACCCCACCGCTCTCGACAATGTGACGACGGGTGTCTGTCTCGTTCCGGGGTCGGGAGAGTTCGTGCTCGCGACAGACCTCGTCGTCGCCGAGGACGGGTCCGGTGGTACGACCGGCCAGAACAAGAACAACAATCTGGGCGTCTCCGATCTCGAAGCGTCGATCGACCAGCTCGAGGCGCTTCTGCCGAATTGCCGGTCGGTCATGCTGGTGGTGTGCTGGTTCGGCGACGATTTGCGCTGCGGCAGTTGCAGCATCAAGCCGAAGGTCGAGGTGGCGGTGAAATCCACCTCGCCGCAGACCTGGAGCGTCAACGGCGTAACGCGCGCCGCAGCGGGTGTTGTCTCCGTCGATGGCGAGGGCCGGCCGGTCTTCGGCGGCACGCCGTCGGACGCGAGCGTCGTGCAGGCGATCGCGCTCCTCAGGGCGCGCGGCTACGATGTCCATTTCTATCCGTTTCTGCTGATGGATATTCCCAGCGGAAACACAAAGCTCAATCCCTATTCGAACAATGCTGCAATGCCGGGTCAGGCGCCGTTTCCCTGGCGGGGGCGCATCACTGCATCACCGGCGACAGGGTTTGCCGGCGCGGTCGACAAGACCGCGGCCGCTGCCACCCAGGTCGGCGCCTTTTTCGGCAGCGCGACGGCCGCCAATTTTGCGGTGAGCGGCACAACGGTGAGCTGGACGGGCGGCGCGGATTGGGGCCTTCGCCGCATGATGCTGCATTACGCCAAGCTCTGCGCGGCGGCTGGCGGCGTGAGCTCCTTCCTCCTCGGCAGTGAGCTCGAGGCCCTCACCAAGACGCGCTCATCCGCGTCGGCCTATCCTGTCGTGAGCCAGCTCGTGACGCTCGCCGCCGACGTCAAGGCCATCCTGCCCGCGGCAAAAGTTTCCTATGCCGCGAACTGGACAGAGTTTGCCAATCATCGTCCGTCTGACGGTTCGGGCGACGTCTATTTCCATCTCGACCCGCTCTGGTCCTCGGCATCGGTCGATTTCGTCGCGATCGACAATTACGCTCCGTTGTCCGATTGGCGCGACGGCGCCACCCATCTCGACTACGCGAACGGGCGGCGCATCACCGATCGCGATTATCTGGATGGCAATGTTGAGGGCGGCGAGTTCTTCGATTTCACCTATGCGACGAGCGGCGACCGTGACGCGCAAATCAGAACGACGATTGCTGACCCCGGCGGGTATGGCGAGCCGTGGATTTATCGCTGCAAGGATCTTCACGCCTGGTGGGCGAATGCGCATCACGACCGTCCGAGCGGCGTTCGTTCCGGAAGCGCGACCGCGTGGGCGCCGGAGAGTAAGCCAATTTGGTTCACGGAGGTCGGATGCCCGGCTGTCGATCGCGGCTCGAACGAACCGAATGTGTTCGTCGATCCGAAGTCATCCGAGTCCGCACTCCCCTACTATTCGCGCGGTCAGCGGGACGATCTCATCCAGCGGCGTGCGCTCGAAGCTGCGCTCAATCATTGGACGCCGGCGAACGGACATAACCCGACATCGAGCATCTATGCCGGACGCATGATCGACACGAGCCGGCTTCACGTCTGGTGTTGGGATGCGCGCACCTTTCCGGATTTTCCGGCGCGCACGACGGTGTGGACCGATGCGCCGAATTGGCGTCTCGGACATTGGCTCAACGGCCGGGTCGGCCTCGTTCCGCTCGCCGATCTCGTGCGCGATCTCTGCGCGCTGGCTGGCTTCACGCAGGTCGATGTGTCCGATCTTGCGGGTCTCGTCACGGGCTTTCTGGTGGACAGGCCGATGAGCGTGCGTGATGCACTTGCGCCTCTGATGCTCGCCTATCAGTTCGATGCGGTCGAAAGCGACGGTGTCATCAAGTTCGTCGCCAAAGCACGCGCACCCTCCGTCACTCTCAACGAAGACGATCTGGTGCTCGCGGGCGACACGCGCGCAACCTTCAGCCTGACGCGTGCGCAGGAGACTGATCTGCCGCTCGCTTCTCGAATTACCTACATTGATGCCACCGACAGCTATGCACAGGCCGCGGTGGAAAGCCGCCGGCTCGTCGGTGCGTCCAACAGGATCGCAAGCTCCGAGCTTCCGATCGTCATGGAGCAGAGCGCGGCGCAAGCCGCGTCGGATTCCGTTCTGATGGATGCATGGGTCATGCGTGAGCGCGCGAGCTTCGCGCTCGCGCCTTCGCAAATCGCCCTCGATGCGGGCGATGTCGTGACGCTCACGGCGGGCGGTCGAACGCGCACCTTCGCACTCGACGAAATCGCCGATGCGGGGGCGCGTAAGCTGAAGGCCCATGCGACCGACGCCTCGATCTACGATCTCCTCGGTGGGCCGGATCGCGTGGCGACGCCCGCACCCGTGCCGTCGTTCGGCAAGCCGCTCGGCGTCTTTCTCGATCTTCCGCTGTTGACCGGACTGGAAAGCCCGCAAGCTCCGCATTTCGCAGCGACGGCCTCGCCCTGGCCGGGATCGGTGCTGCTTTACCGAAGTCCCGCGAATGCCGGTTTTGTGCTCGACAGGGTTGTTCCAGTACCTGCGACCATCGGAACGCTCAACTCGGCCTTTTATGCGGGACCGACGGACAGCTTCGATCGCGGCAATCAGCTGATCGTCGATGTGATCGCGGGCACGCTGGAGAGCAAGTCCGAGCTCGAGGTTTTGAACGGAGCGAATGCGATCGCCGTGCAGAACAGCGGCGGTGACTGGGAGGTCGTTCAGTTCGTGCAAGCCACGCTCATCGCGCCGAAGCGCTACAAGCTCACGCAGCTTCTGCGCGGCCAGGTCGGCACGGAAGGCGCAATGCGCAGTCCCGTCGCGGCGGGTGCGCGCGTCGTCGTTCTCGACGGCGCGCCGGTGCAGACCGGGCTCACCCTCGATCAGCGGACGCTCACCACAACGTGGCGCTACGGCCCGAACGGCCAGAATTTCTCGGCGCCGTCCTTTGTGGAGGAGACGCGCGCATTCGCAGGTGTGGGCCTGCGCCCGTTGTCGCCTGCGCATGTTCGGCGCAAGCGCATCGGCGGCTTTGCGGGGGGCGACGATGTCATTTCCTGGAAGCGGCGGACGCGTCTCGGCGGCGACGACTGGGCGCAGACCGAGGTGCCGCTCGCGGAAGCGAGCGAAGCTTACGAAGTGGACATCATGAGCGGGTCGACGGTACTGCGCACGCTCGTCTCGTCGACACCTTCGGTGACCTACACCTACGCCCAGCAACAGGCCGATTGGGGCGGTGGCGCGGCCCCGAACGCTCTCGTGGTGCGCGTCTATCAGCTGTCCTCGGTGTTTGGACGCGGCGCGAAAGCCGAAGAGACCGTTTATCTCGGAGTGTGGTGGTAATGGCGAACTCGACAAATCTCATCCTGCCGCTGCTCGCTGCGGCGCAGGCGCAGAAGCATGTTACGGTGAACGAGGGCTTGCAGAAGCTCGACGCGCTCGTGCAGCTCGCGCCGAAGTCTGACTCGGTCAGCGCCGAGCCCGGCTCTCCTGCGGATGGCGACGTCTACATCCTGCCCGCCGGCAAAACCGGAACGAATTGGGGCCCTGCGGCGAATTACTCGATCGCGCATTATCGCGACGGCGTGTGGCAGTTCTACACGCCACGGGAGGGGTTCCTAGCTTGGCTGAAGGACACAGATGTCATCAAATTTTTCAACGGAACCACCTGGCAACAATTCTCGGGCATCACGACCGACATCGCCAACGTCTGCGACGGCCGGCTCACGCTGACATCGGCGATACCCGTCCAGGCCGTCGACGTGACGGCGGTGACGACCCTTTATTTCACGCCGTGCAAGGGCAATCAAATCGGGTTTTACGATGGTGTTTCGGCCTGGTCGCTGGTGAGCTTCACTGAGAAGACGATCAAGCTCACCGACGCACAGACCGGCACGCGCGCCAGCACGAGCAACGGCATCATAACGGGGCTGACTGATACCTCGCAACTCATCGTGGGCATGGAGGCTTCGGGCACTGGCATCGGCGTGAGCGCGGTCATCAACTCGATCGACAGTGCGACGCAGGTGACGCTCAGCGTCAACAACACGGGCACCGGCACGTCGTCGGTGACCTTCAAGGTGCCGGCTGACACCAACCTCGACATTTTCGCCTTCAACAATTCCGGCGCGGTGAAGCTCGAAATGGTGAAGTGGTCGAACAGCGCAATCGGAACGCAGGCGCGCACCATCTCCCTCGCCACACAGGATGGGGTCTACGTCAAATCGGGAGTGCCCACGCGGCGCTTTCTCGGGATGGTGCGAACGACGGCGACCTCCGGGCAGACGGAGTTTTCGATGCGTCCGGCTGCGGCCGCGGGTGGCTCTCATCCAAAGCTTTATGTCTGGAACTTGTACAATCGTGTCCCCGTCGCCGCGGTCTGCAGAGATTCGACCGACACCTGGACCTACACCACGGGGACGATCCGGCCTTCCAACAACTCCAGCAACAATCGCGTGAGCTTCGTCAGCGGGCTCGCCGAGGGACGTTTTCACACCCATCACTCGATGCGCGCCGAGAATACAAGCGCGGACATCTATCGCCTCTGCGCGATCGGTTACGACTCGACGAATACGATTGCCGATGGCTGCCTCACGGGTCAATCGGGTTCCTCCAGCGCCGGACGTCCTCCTGACATGTCGAGCGTGCTCGCGCGCGCCTGCGAGGCTGGCTTTCATTACGTCCAAGAGCTCGAATATTCGAGCCCGGCCGGCACCACCACCTGGTATGGCGACGGCGGCGCGCCGACACTCGTTCAAACCGGAATGATGTTCACGATGGAGATGTGACATGAGCACAGCCGCACGCCTCGACCAAGCGCTGCGCGCCGCGGGATTGCCTGTTATGGGCGTCGCCATCGGTCGCAAGGACGACAAGACGACCTGGCGCATCGATTTCACCGCCGACGCCACCGACGCGCAAAGGGCCGCCGCCGCAAAGTTGATGTCGTCGTTCGATGTGACAGCCGCAAACGCTGAGCCCGACTCCGCGCGCGACGTTCTAGGTGAAATCGACGCGCTCAAGACGCAACTCGCGGGGCTTCAAAACGTGCTCGTGAAAAAGTCGGTGATTAGGGCTGACGAAATTGCCGGTCCCTCGCGAAGACCGACCGCAGGCCTTGAATAAGGCCCTGACGATTTTGCTCCGGGTTCTTGACGGCACCACCCTTTTATGCAGGAATATTATCCTAGTTTTTAGGACAAAAGTCATGACACCTTTCGAGCTCGAGCTTGTCTCCTCGGCGTCGACCCTCGCGCAGCTGACGGCTCCGGATAGTGGTGATGCACTCAAGGCCCTGGCCTTCGTTGTGCGCAACCGTGTCACGTCGAAGGCTTTGCCTGTCATAGCGGCCGTCCGCTCCCTCGAGCTGCGGCCGGCGTCTCCGGCGGCGGATGCCGGTGAAGCCTTCGGTGCCCTGCGAGCCGCCTTTGAAGGCCCTGGTCCCGACCCCACCTGGGGCGCCACGCATGTGCATCGCCACAACGAAGCGCCAGCGTGGGCGGCCGGGCTGCGCGCAACCGCCCTGATAGGCGATTACCTGTTCCTCGCCCCGGCCTAGTTCCCGGGCTCCCAACCCCGAAACGCACCGGCGGACCTTCACGGGTCCGGCGGATGCTGCTTGTCCACTCATCAGAAGGAAATCTCTCATGGACACAGTGCTGCAAGTTCTGACCGGCACGCTCAGCCAGGCTCCCGCCTGGTATGTCGCGTTGACCAGCCTCATCTCGGCGGCATCTGCGATCGCCGCGCTGACGCCGACGCCGAAGGACGACAAGATTCTGGGGCGTCTTGCCCAGGTCGTGAATGTGTTGGCGCTCAACATCGGTCACGCCAAAAAGAACAACTCGTCCGCGCCGTAA